CGGGCAACTCAAGCACCAACGCCGTGGTGCGCGTGACCACGCTCGACGGGACCAACGTTCCAGCCGGCAACGCGCGCTTCTCGGTCGAGTTCACCGAATACACCTGACGACTATGGCTCTCCAGAAAACCTTCACCCTGCCGAGCGGCATCTCGGGCAACTACATCCGCCTCGTCGCGCACCGCTGGGACCGGGCCGCGCGGGAGTCCTCGGCCTTCTTCGCGCTCTACGTGGACGAGGCCGCGGCTCATTCAGGCAAGGCGCCGCTCACGCCGTGGATCGCCAAGCTCTGGCTGCGCGACGCGAAGTTCGACCAGTACCTCAGCAACGCTGAGCTCACGAGTCCTGGCATCCTCGCGCAGCTTTACGTCGCGGTGAAGGCCGAGCCGATCAGCTGCGATTTCGGAAGCGACGCGCTCGCGGACGCCGTCGACGTCTGACTGTCCGATTCCGCCGGATAGAATTTTGAGAAAAAGAGTTGACCGCGGCGGGCGCGTCTGCATTGTCGGTGGTGTCGGAGGCAATCACGCCCCGGCGCAACAACGACCACAACGACAATGACCGGAAAGATTCTGCATCAGACCCAAGACTCAGTCTGGGAAGTTCGCTCCCGCCGCGGCTCGCTGCTCGCGATGATCTGCTGGGATGAGGAGTTCGGCAATTACTACGTCAGCGCTGGCGATATGGACGCCGAGCACTTCAAGACGTTTGAGGAAGCGGCGCAGTACGCGGAGGTGACGCCGTGAAGCGCCTTTTCGCGCTTCTTACGCTGGCATCCGCCAGCCACGCCGCGCCGCCGGAAAGCTTCTGGCGGGCGCTTCACCAAGTCGAGACCAGCGGCCGCCACGGCGCGATCCTTGGCGACAACGGCCGCAGCCTCGGGCCGCTCCAGATCTCCCGCGCCTATCACGCCGACTCGCGCGTCGCCGGCAGCTACGAACAGGTGACCGATCTCGCCTACGCGCGCCGCGTCGCGACCGCCTATTTCAAACGCTACGCGCCGGCAGCGTGGGAAGCAGGCGACGTGGCGACGCTGGCGCGGATCCACAACGGTGGTCCGACCGGACACCGAAAGCAGGCCACGCTGCCTTACGCCGACAAGGTGCGGAGGACGATGCGATGAACCGCGCGACCAAGGCGCTGTTTGCTTCGGGGATCGCCTACTCGCACTACGCGCTCGGCAAGGCGGTCGTCTTCCGCGATCAATCCAAGCGGCAGCACAGCTTGCTCAATCGGCGGCTGCTGCGCCAGTCGATGCGCGATCAGGCGCTTGCTTACGCACGGGAGGTACGCTGGCTCCGCTATGCAAAATGACTTTAACCGCAGCACGCCGATCAAGAACTTGACCGGCGGCGGACACTCCGCGGCGCGCTACACCGGGACGCACGGGCACGTCGAACGCTCGGCTCACTACTGCTTCATCCCCGGCGAGGGCTGGGTCTCGTGGCGCGAGATTTACGATCAGTTCGACGCGGCCTTCCGCGACTGGCAGATGCGCCAAGCTTTAGGACTTAGTAAACCCAAAACAAAATGACCGACCAACTAGGACAAGAGATCATCGCCGAGCTCCGCGCCATTCGCGCGCTGCTCGCTACCAAGCCAGCGGCTCCGGCCGCAGCTTCCGCGCCGGCTCCGGCTGGTGCTCCGAAGGACATCCCGCATCCGACCGAGATCGTGGCCGACCCAGGCTCGGTTGAGGTGCACTTCGGAAAGAACAAGGGCACGCCCTTGCGTAGTCTCGGCGCGAAGTCGGTTGAGTGGTACGCCCAGGAGCCGGAGCCGCGCATCGGCAACAACGGCAAGCCGTTCCCACCGCGGGCTGAAGACGTGCGCCTCCGCAACGCCGCGCGCCAGATCGTCCACGGCAACCGCGGCACGCTCGCCGCTGGCACGAAGGTCACGCTCGTCACCGAGACGCTGACCGAGGAAGTGCCGTTCTAAATTTAAAGGGCGCGACCGAGACTTCCCAGCCGCGCCCTCAACCCAGAAGCAAAACACAACAGAACAAGAGCCAGACAATGAACACCGAAACCGTCAAAGAAGATACGCAACTCGCGGCCACGCCCGCGGCCAAGATCAACAAAGCGCCGGTCACCTTCGGCGCCCAGGGCGTGCAGCTTGCCTCGCTGGAGGACGCCTACCGATTCGCCAACGCCATCGTCGCCTCGGGCTTTGCGCCAAAGGGAATGGAGAAGCCGGAAAGCGTCCTCGTCGCGATTCAGCTGGGCGCCGAGCTCGGGCTTACGCCGATGGCTGCCTTGCAAAATACCGCGGTTATCAACGGGCGGCCGGCTATCTACGGCGACGCCGCACTCGCGCTGGTCCGCGCCTCGGGCCTGCTCACGAGCTACAAGGAGGAGGAGATCGGCGAGCCCAACAGCGACGCGCACGGCTACCGCGTTACCGCGGCCCGCGGCGATGCGACCACCGTCGAGACCTTCACCGTCGCTGACGCCAAGCGGGCTAAGCTCTGGGCGAAGGCGGGACCGTGGACCGACTACCCAAAGCGGATGCTGCGCTTTCGCGCTCGCGGCTACGTGCTGCGCGATCTCTTCGGCGACGTGCTCAAGGGGCTCCGCACCGTCGAGGAGGCGCGAGACATCCCAGCCGAGCCGGTCAACGTCACGCCGCGCGGCCTCGGCGACAACCTCTAAGCACATTCCAAAATGGAAACCACACACGAAATCAAGAAGGCCGCGGTTATCGCGGCTGCTGCGGAGCAAGTTCGCTCGCTCCTCGAAACTCACTACGACGCGATGCGGAAAGCCGCCGAAGAATCCTTCGTCGACGACGACACGCAGGCCGAGCCGAAGGCGAAGGCCAGCTTCACCATCGAGTGGGACGCGCTTGCGATGGCGCCCACGGTCACGGTGAAGGTCGGCTGGAGCGTCCGCTTCAAGGACGAGTCCGAAGCCGTCGTGGATCCGCTCCAGGCCAAGCTAGACATCGGAGGTGCTCAATGAACTCCGCGATTCGAGGCGAGCCGTCCGAGGTCTACCACGCGACGGACTCCATCTCGCATAGCAAGCTCGAGGTGTTCCGCCGGCGGCCGGCGCTTTACCACCGGAAGTATGTGCTCAAGGTAGTGCCGGACGCCGACTCCTCCGCGTTCGCCATCGGCCGCGCCACGCACGCCGCGGTCCTCGAGCCGCAGACCTACGGCACGCTCTACGCTCGCCGGCCGGACGGCATCGATCGGCGCACGAAGGAGGGCAAGGCGGCGTGGGAACAGTTCGCCCAGGCTAACGCCGGCAAGACGATCCTCGATGCAGACGACTTCGCGCTGGTCGAGCAGATGCGCGAGGCGGTGATGGCGCATCCTGCGGCCTCGGAGTTGTTCCGCGCCGGCGAGGCGGAGCTCGTCTGGCGCAAGACCTTTGCCACCTTGCGCGTGCAGGCGCGGACGGACTGGTTTAATGAAGCAGGCTGCGCGCTTTGCCCGCGGCCTTACGTCGTGGATCTCAAGACAGTCGAGAGCCTCGACGATGGCGCCTTCCGCAACTTCGAGAAGGCGTTCGTCAACCTCGGCTACCACCGGCAGGCGGGCTTTTACCTGCCGCTACTCTACGACTGCGGCATCGCCTGCACCGACTTCTTCTTCGTCGCCGTCGAGAAGTGCGAGCCATACGGCGTCGCGGTCTACAAGGTCTCGAACGCCGCGCTGCAACGAGGCCAGGAGGAAACGCTTCGCGACCTGACGCGGCTCAAGGGCTGCATCGAGTCCAACCGCTGGCCCAATATGCCCGAGGACGTGCAAGAGATCGACCTCCCGACGTGGTACAAGGAGACGTGGCTATGACGCTCAATACCATAGCTTGGCTGACGGTGCTCCTGATCGCCGTCGTCGCTTATGCGCTGCTCACCGCTCAGGATGGTAAAGGAGGTGACGAATGAAAGCCGCTGAGATCATCGCCATCTGCTCGATTATGCTCTCGGCCGGCATCGGCGCCGGCTTCTTCTGGGGCTTGCGCCAGGGCGAGCGACTCGGCCGCGACCGCGAATGGATGGACAGCTTCTTCCGCAACATCAAGCGCGACGCAGAGCGCCGCGACAAGTGCGGGAGGTTCAAAAAACGATGAGCGCACGACCTAACCCAAAGTCCGAGGTGATCGACGAGATGGTCGCGCGCTTCGCGCCGTTCAAGGAAATCTTGGCCGAGGTTCGGATGCAGCAGGCCGCCGTTCGGCAGCGCATCTACAACCGAGGCTACCGACGCGAATACATCACGCACGAGGAGCGCGCGCATCTGCTGCGGCGGAGAGGGGTGAAGCTATGAGCGATCGAGAGACAGCGCCTTATCGACGCATCGCCGATCTGGAGCGCGAGAACGCCGCACTGCGTGAACAAATAGACGACTGGGAAAATGCGGTATTGCACGCCCGAGATAATCGGTCCGAAGAGCAACATTGCACGTGTGTGGCTCCCCTAATCGGGAAGGTAAAACAACTGGAGCGCAAAAACGCCGCGCTGCGGGCCGCAATCGACGCCGTGAGAAAGGAGCAGCCGTGAGCTATCCTCGACATCCGCAGGCCGACGAAATCCAGCGCCGCCTGATGCAAATGCAGATGGTCAAGGAGATCATCGCAGACCTCCGCTGCGGCTGGCCCGCTATTAAACGGCAGCGGCGCACGCTAGGACTCAAGCTGATCTGGGCTACCGAGGCCGAGCGCTACGCTATCGCCGAACGCCGCGGGCTAAACCGGAGGCTCGTCGCGTGAGCAAGCCGACCATCGCCGATCTCCCCGAGCGCTACCGCCTCCAGATCGCGCGGCAGCTAGCGCAGGCCAAGCGTCCGGTCACGATTGCGCGCGAGCCAGACCCTGCGCCGGATCCGAAGGTCAAACGGGCCTTCGACCGCGCGGAGGTTTTCCTTCGCGCGCTGGAGGTGCGGGGGCTGCCGCGGCCCGAGCGCGAGTGGAAGTTCGAGGCGAAGAGGCGCTGGCGCTTCGACTACGCCTGGCCGCAGCAGATGATAGCGCTTGAGGTCGAGGGGGGCGTCTGGACCGGAGGGCGGCACACGCGCGGCTCGGGCTTCGTGCGCGATATGGAGAAATACAACCGCGCGGCCGTCCTCGGCTGGCGCTTGCTTCGCGTGACGCCGGACAAGCTGGTTTCAGCGGGCACGTTCGAGATGCTGCGCGAGATTTTCGGCTTGCGGGAGCGCAACGCAGGCGTGGAGTGATAGGCCAAGGGCCGTAAGAAGCCTAATTCGATGACAACCTTAGATTTCACCCGGCCAGTTCTGCGGAGGCGAGTCGTTGCGCCAATTCTTACCCGCGGAGTTGGTCGGGTTTTCTTTTGGCTATGAACTGGCTTAACATTCAAACGACCACGCTAGACTCCGAGGAGTTCGTCGGGTCGGATCCCGTGGCGCGCGCAACCTGGCTTTGCCTGCTGCGCTATTGCGCTGGGCAGGAGAACGGAGGCGCAATCAAGGACTGCAAAGGCTGGCCGGACCGGAAGTGGCAGCAACTGGCGCGCGTGACCAAGGAGGAGGTGCTAACTGACTCCGCTCTATGGCATTGGGAAGGCGACACGCTCGTGCTTTGGTCTTATCCCGGCGAGAAAGAAACCGAGGTGCAACATCGTCGGGAGCGCGCGCGAACCAACGGCCGGATGGGCGGCAGGCCAACGGTTAAACCGACGTTGGTTTTAGAGGCTGAACCCACGTTGGTTATTTCTGCGAAAGCGGAAGGAGAAGGAGAAGGAGAAGGAGAAGGGAATGAGAAGGAGAAACGTAGGGCGGATGCGTCCGCCCCGGCGAACGATTCGGAATGGCTTGTAGGGCTTAAGGCGGATCCTGCTTGGGCTGGAGTCGACATCGACCGCGAGTTTGCGCGGATGCGGGCCTGGGCGGAACAGCACCGCAAGCAGCCGACCCGTCGCCGCTTCGTCAACTGGCTCCTCCGCTGCGAGCGGCCGATCAGCGCGACCAGCACGCCGGTCAAGGCCTACCTATGACCGCCAACCTTGACCACGAGCGCCTGCTCCTCGCCTCCGCGCTGCTCGACGACGGTCGGACGATGCAGGCGATGCTGGGCGGGGGCATCACGCGGCGCTCGTTCCACGATTCACGCAACCAGATCGTCTTCGACACGCTCTCCGAGATGGTCGCTGGAGGGATGGCGACGACCGACGACGTGCTCTACGCCGAACTGATCGCCAAGCAGCGCTTCGAGGCCGCAGGCGGGCACGCCTACATCGTGGGCCTGACGAGCGCGGCGCCGACCTCGCTCAACGCAAAGTACTACCTCGAGCGCGTGCTACGCCTTGCCGTGGCGCGTGACGCTGTCCGCATCGCCCAGCGCATCGCCGAGCGAGTCGAGCAGGAGGCCGAGGCGACTGAACCGCTCGCCGAGTTGATCGCCGGCGGGGCTCGCGACCTCCTGAGCATCGCCGCAGGCTCGGACGCTGACGGCGAGGAGTCGTGGGACGAGCTCGTCGAGCGGGCCAAGGTCGAGCTTGAGCAGAAGATCTTGGGCGAGCAACGGCGCGAGTTGATGCCGTTTCCCTGGCCGATCTGCAACCAGCGATTCGGCGAGATGGAGCGCCAGCAGCTGGTGGTCATTGCCGGCCGCTCCTCCTCTGGCAAATCCTCGCTCGCTCGGCCGATCCTGGCTCACCTAGCGAACCAAGGCCGGCGTTGCTACTACGTGACCCTCGAGGTCGCGCCGCACAAGGTTCCGCTCCAGATCGCGGCTTCGCTCGCCGGCGTTGGGCTGCGGCGCGTCTACGCCGAGCATCCAGCCTCGCAGGCCGAGATCCGCAAGGCGCTCGTCGAGCTCCGCGGCAAGAACATCACGGTCTCGAGCCGCGACTCGTCGCTCGCTCGCATCGAGGCACGCGCCCGCGCGCTGAACGCCGGCGGTGGGCTCGACGTGCTCTTCGTCGATCACGGCGGGCTCGTGAAGGAGATTTACGAGGCGAGGGGCAGCAGCGAGAAGGTCAACGCCTGCGGGATGGTGACCAAGACCTTCAAGCGCCTCGCCCGCGAGCTCGACATCCTCGTCGTGATGCTCTGGCAGCTGAACCGCGAGAGCGCCAAGGACGGCAATCGCGAGCCCAACGTGACCGACCTCAAGGACTCGGGCAGCGTCGAGGAGGACGCGGACAAGGTGATTTTGATTCACCGGCCCAACGAGGACGCGATCACGGGCCAGCAGCAGCGCGACACCGACTTCGAGGCCGACCGGCCGAGGTTCTTCACGAACGTCATCCAGGCCAAGGGCCGCGACGACGGCACCGCCGCTCAGTCCTTCTATTTCACGCGGGCAACCGCAACCTTCAACCCAGCAACAAGATGAACGAAACGATCGAACGCTTAGACAACGTGGCAATGCACTTGCTCACCGAAAACGCCACGCTCTCGCGTGTGATCCGCCATTGCAAGGAACGGCAAGAGGAGGTGATGGCTCGGCTGAAGCACATCGAGGAGCTCCTCGCCAAAGAACGCGATTTGCGTGGCGATCGGCACCCGATGGCTACCCAGACCCTCACCGGGCAATCGGACAGTCAGAAAACGCACGCAATGGCCGTTTCCGCTTGACGGAGCGGCGACCTGACACGCCAATTTAGGCCAGAGTGGCACGGAAACCCAAAAACATAACGGCGCACGCCTGG